CTCCTGCAGCAACTACAACTGTTGATTCTGATGAAGATGATGCACTATCCTACTTTCAAAAGTTAGCAGATAGTTAATCAAATAATCTGATATTATCTCCACGCACTAAGGTTTCACTCACATACTGAGTGGAACCTTTTTTATATTCCATGATTTCTTCGAGATCATCAAATACAATATTAAGATATAAAGGTTTTAATACAAATATATTTCTCTTTGCATCATTCAATTTCTCCTCATGCGTGTAGTTTGTGATTGGTGATGCAACATCTGTTTTAGTAACTTGTTGATTCAAACCATCATCAAAGTAACTCACACTTTGACCCACACCAACTTTCATTCCGGAGGGTATGATGATTACGTCTCTACTTGTTTTTACTTCATTAGCCTCATAATGATGAATACCTGAGTACAAGACTGTCTCATTTTCATATTTTTCTGTAATGTAAGTATTAAAATCTGATTGCGACATTGGCCATTCGCTTTGTATATTTACAATATTATTAGCGAGTAGCACAACCCAATCTAAGTTTGAATCTCCATAAACTTTATCTGCCACATTGTCTGGTCGATCATCACCCTCTACAATATATTTTGTAAAAAATGTAAGGTCTTGAAAGATGTCATCTCTTAGCTTTCCTTTTTTAAAAAAGTTTTTTAATTTTACATAATCACCATCACTCTTACCGTCATCTACTCGATTGACGTATTCAAAATCTGGTATGTTGCGAAAGTAACTGTTAGTCATTTAGAAACCTATTATCTCATCTCTATTTCCATCAATTGCCTTATAATCTTCACTTGTAATTGGATCTATCTCTTGAAAAGCAAAAGTAACATCATATGAAACCATTGAACTATTTTCGTAACTCATAAATGTTCCATCGGGTGTATAGTTAACGGAGAACGCAATAAGTGCACACTCTTTAATTCGAGGTAGAAAAGCATGCTCTTTTCCGAAAGTTGAAGAACCCTCAAAGAATTGTAATCTATATGTATTTGGTGATCTTAAAAAAAAGTTTGATGCCGTCAACCGGACAGCACTTGATTGTTTAAACATTCTTATTATTTTTTTAACAACAATACTCTCACCTCGATCCCTTGGACTTAATCTATAATTAAAAGTGAAAGGTCTTAAAGTTGGCCCATCAAATAGCAACTCAAGATTAGGATTCACAATTGCACCCTGAGTTCTTGCTAATAATTCATTGCCAGATCTATTAAGCACTCTTCCAGTAAATAGATTTGCAACTCCAGATCGCACGTTGTTTATATCTGATCTTGCTTGATTCAAAATTCTTCCCCCCTCTTCACCAAGAGAACTAGGGTTTAATAAGGCTGCTAAACTTAAACTTCCGATTGCTATTTCGAGAGGATTTAAAGTGCCGTTTTTGAAATTTACCGCATTCCTATCACTTAGATTTCCGGGGATTGGTAAAACAACCGATCCTTTTATATCTGAAGTTCTTCTATCTGCACCTGTAAGACGTTTGTTGTTTTTTTCTAATCTCAAATTTCGAGAAAGCACTGAAATTTTTAATCTATCTTGATTTCCTCTCCTTATGGTCACTGGATAAGCGTAATTTCCATATTTTTTTCTTGATTCATCAGTAGGATTTGTTGTTGGAAGCGATGTGCTTATAGAATCTTCATTAGTTCCACCACCCTCAGCTTGATTTGGTTTTTGATCCTTTATTAACTCTGGATCTTTGATTGATGTTATTTGATCTTTAGATGTTTTATAGATTAATTTGTCATTATTAAATCTTTTAAAATCATTATCAGCGTTATTATTAAATATGATTTTTCCATCTACTCTTTCACCAATAACTTTTACGTTACCTCCATTTGCATTTGTTTGTAATATATCAACACTATATGATCCATCACCTCCCCTCACTGCTCTTGTTTGTATAAAAATATCTTCTCTTGTACCGGGAAACAATCCTGATCCTACGTCTGTAAGAACATTAATTTTTGATATTCCACTTTTTATAACAGAAGCCGTCATCTATCTTTTTTAGTTATTTAGGAACTTTGCATATGGAATCGCAAGTAGATCATCAAGTTCATCTGGTTGTACTATGTATAACTGTCCTGCGAGTTCTGCCCATGTGTAGTTACGATACTTTCTCCAATGAAAATTTAATCCACGAAATCCCCATCCAAATACATCAGTGCAGGCTATAAGTGGATGTTGATCATATGTAATATTAGGAGTTTTTGGATTGTAAACGAAGGTATAAAAGTTACCAACATCAGGAACTGGTGTCACAGTATCATTTAAAAAAGACATAATCTCTAGCATCATATCCTCTTGATCATTTGTCGGATTGTTTATGTTATTACCTTCGAGTCTACTCATCGGATTCCGAGTTCTTTCTCTGTGACTACTTTAAATTCAATACGATGATCTTCACAAAATTCTTTTGCAGCTTTCCATTTTGCCTGATTGACTGCATAGGTCACACACTCTGTAAGATATGATTTTGTCTTTCGACTTCTTGGCTTTGGAGGCATTGTTTGTTTGTGTGGTTTTACCTCAACGATATATGTTTTAACCATATCATTTTTCTCTTTTACTTTAATCAAATAGTCTGGATAGTATTTGTGTACACGATTATCTTTTGGAGAGACATAAGGTATACTGAACTCTTCTGATGCCCATGATATGATACTATTATTCATATCACACCACTGACAAAATTTTCTCTCCCAACTACTACGACATATGATCATCTTTGAGTTTCCTTGATACTTGTGCGGATACACTGGAGTATACTTACTCTTAATACTCTCTCCCATAACTTGCCTACATAATATACAAGGTCAATCTATATTTATATATGGCTACTATCCAACCACAAAGAAGATCGCTGGCAGAGATAAAAGCAAAGTTGTTAAATCCTGCTACAACTTCACACTTTCAAGTAAGTGTCGGTAGTCCATCAAGAGCAGATGGAACTTTTAATCGATTTTTAAGAGAGAGTGGAGTAAACTATGATCAAGATCAATTAAACATATCATGCTCCGATGCGTCTTTGCCCGGATCAAGACTCGCGACATCAGAAATACTAAATGACTTTCCGGGTGTGAGAGAGAGACATGTCTATCGTCGTCTATATGATGATGCAATACAACTTTCTTTTTATACTGATGCGGATCAATATCTACCGATAAGATATTTTGAAGCATGGATGAATTATATTACAAATGAAACAACAGAGAATATTTTTTTAAATGCAAAAGATCCTAGTTTTTCTTATCGTATGAAGTTTCCAAATACTTATAAGGGTTCTTTGGAGATTACAAAATTTGAAAAAAATATTGATTCAAGGAGAACAGTTAAACCATTAACATATCAATTTGTAAATGTATTTCCACTTTCTGTAAGCTCTATGCCGGTCTCCTATGATGCATCACAATTGTTAAAATGCACTGTGTCAATGGCATACACAAGATACTTTATCGACTCTGGAAAGTCTGGTCAAATATCTGATGTGTTAAATCCAATTGCACAAGCTGCTGCTAATGTTGGAGCGTTTTTAAATCTCCTTTAGAAACTGACTAAATAAACTTACTGAATTGTAATATTATGCCATTACCAAAAATTGCAACCCCAAGCTATGAACTTGAATTACCATCAACAGGAAAGACCATTCAATATAGACCCTTTCTTGTAAAAGAAGAAAAACTTCTTGTGATTGCACTAGAGAGTCAAGACACAAAACAAATTACTAATGCGATTAAAGCTGTAATAAGATCTTGTGTACTTACAAAGAGTGTAAAGGTTGAGGATCTCCCAACATTTGATATTGAATATTTGTTTTTAAATATTCGTGGTAAGTCTGTTGGTGAGGATATTGATGTTAAAATTATTTGTCCTGATGATGAAAAAACTGAGGTTAACATAAATGTTAATCTAGATGATATTAAAGTTCAGAAATCTAAAGGTCATTCAAAAAAAATAAAACTTGATAAAAATTTAATGATGGAACTTAAGTATCCTTCACTCAATGAATTTGTGAAGAGTAATTTTGATCCAAATGATTTAAATCGAAGTGCAATGGATCAATCATTTGATTTAATTTCAACATGTATAGATAAAATTTATGACCAAGATGAGGTTTGGGTAGCTGCAGATTGTACGAAAAAAGAAATCAAAGATTTTATTGAGTCAATGAACTCTGCACAATTCAAACAAATAGAGAACTTTTTTGAGACAATGCCTAAATTATCTCATACGATAAAGGTAACAAATCCAAAAACAAAAGTTGAGAATGAGGTGGTGCTTGAGGGTTTAGCATCTTTTTTCGCTTAGCTATGGTGCACATGGATCTAGAGAATTACTTTAGATTAAATTTTTCGTTGATGCAGTACCATAAATATAGTTTGACAGAGATTGAAAATATGATGCCTTGGGAACGAGACATCTATGTTGGATTATTACAAGCACACCTCGAAGAGGAAAGACTAAAAGAACAACAGCGTAAGGCAAGTAATGGATGAAACATCTCCAGTTTATCAAAACTTTCTAAACAAAATGAGGTTTAGTAGACCTCTTCGTGAGTCTACTAGAAAAGTTTCTGCTTCAAAATTTTTGCAGAGGGATGGTGATGTCGGAGATAAAATGTCCATGTCATCAACTGTCAAAAATTTAAATCAAAAGATAAATGACATTACCATATTAGTTGTTTCAATTCATGGAACTTTAATAGCTCAAGAAAAACTTAATCTAGATATACTAAAATTTGAAAGAGAGAGAATAGAAAGAGGAAGAAGAAGAAAAAGAGAGAGAGATTTGGAATCAAGAAAAGGTCGTAAAAATATTTTTCAAAAATTTGTAGATAAGGCAACTGCACCTATAAAAGGATTATTGTCAACGGTATTAGGTGGACTGTTTAACATTCTAACAGGTAAATTTGTAATGGGTTTGATTGACTTTATTACTAAACCCAAAAATATTGAGAGACTCGTATCTGTTTTTAAGTTTATAGGTGATTATTTACCCGCTATAGCGACCATCACAGCGTTACTTATCACCACTCTTGGAGCGACGATCGCTGCAATGTCTCTTAAATTCATACCTGCTTTGATTGGAACAACGGTTACTATGCTTGCAAATCCAAAAGTTCTAGCAGCAGCGGGTGTGGTCACTGCTGGTGGTTTTCTTTTAAACAAGGCTAATTCTGGGGAAACAAGAGAGGTGACTGAAGATGATACCCCTGTTACGTCATTTGCCAAACAAGGTGGTGTTGCCGGATTTTTAAATCGAAACATGTTTGGTGGTGGTGATAACAAAATGGATGATGAGGGTGATGTAAATGTTCAATTCAGTGGTGGTGGTAAAGTGCCCGGAACTGGTGATGCTGACAGTGTACCATCAATGCTAACTCCGGGTGAGTTTGTAATGAGCAAAGGTGCAGTTGAAAAATTTGGAACAGAAACTTTATCTGCTATGAATGCAATCGGTGGTGGAACTAACACTCCTATTTTTAAAGTAGGTGGTCAGAGGATCGCAATGAAAGGAGGTGGTGAAGTAAATATGTCACCTAATATTAATATACCAGAAATATCACCACCTATGAGACCATCTAATAATACTATCGTGACAGGGACTAATAATACTTTTAACATGCCAACTCAAACAGATGCGGTTACAAACACTGCATTCTTACCTACTTTTACAGAGGAGGCACCTAGCTTTTCTAAGATGGATGTTTTAGGTATCAAATATAAGGAGTTTGCATAATGATAGATTCTGATAAGTTAATGGGAAGAGGGCAAAAGAATTCAATTATTCTTTCCGAAAAAAACATTTCAAATTTAGGAATTATTCGCAAGAGATTAATTGATATTGATGGAATGCTTAAGGAGCAACTTGTTCTATCAAAAGTAAGGGAAGGTATTCGTAGACAAGAAGAAGAAAGATTAAGAAGACTCGAACAGGAAAAGGAAATAGAAGATGATGATGAAGATGATGATATAAGTGATCAACAAGGAGTAAGAAGAAAACCAAAACCAGACGATGATTCGGGTGGAATTTTAACATCTATAACAAGTTTACTCACAGGAGGTGTGTTAGCATTTATTAGAAATAATGCTAATACATTTAAATTAGCTGCAAATATTTTAAGGGGAGTTGCAGGAGTGGTGTCTTTAGTATTTGTTAATTTAACGAAAGCAATAAACATAGGATATTCTGCGGTAAGCGCGATCGACAAAGCAGCTCTTAAGTTTTTTGGTGATAAGGGATTAAAAACTTTAAAACAATTCCAAAAAGTTTTTACAAGATTTGTAAATGTCGCAGTCATCACTGCAGCAGTTTCTGCTGGAACTGGTTTTTTTGGTAAAAAGTTTTTAAAAAAAGTGCCAAAAATCCCTAAAATAAAGGGAAAATCTACAGGCGTTGGTGCCAATGTCATCAAACAATTCGATCGTCTTAAGACAAGAGTAGGTAAAACAAGCACTAATGTAAAACAGTTCGCAAGGGTAAATATAGGGCGCGGAAGACGACTATTTGATTTTGAAACTGCTGCAGAATTTGCAAAAAGAACCGGAAGGCCGTTTCCGAATGTTGCAGCAGGAGAAAAATTTATACCAAGAAGAAATATAAGTAGATTTTTTGATGATAGATTTTTGACACCTGCGGGTGATTTATTACAGAGGGGTAAAAAAGGCATTGGAGATACTTTCCAATCATTTAAAAATATTTTTCCTCGTCCTAAATTTAAACAACAAACTCTCTTTCAAAATAGAAACTTAGTTTTATCAAAATTAACTCCAAAAGTAAAAGATGCGTCTACACCTCTTACAAGGGCTCGTCGATTAAGAAGTTTTGATTCTGGTTTAAGATTGGGTGATTTAGTTGATGATGTTCCAAAATTAATACAAAAACTTCTTGAAAAAACAAGATTAACTCCTAAAAATTTATCTAAAATATTAAAACCTGTGATGGTGCCATTTAGAAAAATTTTAAAAAGATTTCCAATTATTGGGCCTTTGCTTGATTTTGGTTTAGGATTAGCATTAGGTGATTCACTGGGAATGGCAGCATTTACTACAGCCACATCAACCCTATTTGGTTTTATCGGTGGTGCAATAGGATCATTGATTCCGGGGCCTGGAACGATTGTTGGAGGATTAGTTGGTGGACTCATTGGTGATCAAATTGGAAGATTATTATACAGTAGAATTTTTAAAAAACCAGCACCAATTAAAGTTCAACCACCTCTCGCTGGTGTTCCCGGTGTAGAAAAAGGCATCGATTTAAGATTGAAAAAAATTCTTGGCCCAGATCCTGAAGCAGATCAATTACTGTTGGACATTGAAAATGAAGTTGATGATCTGATGAAAAAAAGTGAAAAAAATCTCTTTGGTTTTAGAAGAATTAAGAAAATGTTAAAAAGAGGAAGTAAGATTTTTTTCGCGGGTGGTGCATCAGTGCCTGATATCGGATCTTCAGCATATTATGATGATCCGATGGTTGGTTCTGTACAGTTTATTCCAATTCCAATCTCAACACCATCAAAAACATCTGAGAGCAATAGTTTAATTGCAATGTCTGGAGGGGGTCGTATTAGACAAACACAGTCTAGTCTCTATGCAGGAGGATTAAGTTAATGTCAAAAATTATAGCAGAGAGTTCAACAAGACCATCTCCAAAAAAAGTTGTGATCACATCTAACACGACTGGAAATAAGGTTGATATTACATCTGGATTTTCTTTTTTAGAATATCATGAAAATATTTTTTCAGATACAAACAAGATGTCGTATGGTTTTGTAGACACTGGTAGTAATATTTTAGACGGGACTGTTAAAGAAAAATTACCTCTTTACAACTCAGAGGATATAGAATTTGTTTTTGCAGATGGAAATGATGTTAACTTAAAATTAAAATTTGTTGTTGATGAAAATTTTGTTGCAGATCATAACACCACTAACTCTAGTGTTTTATTAAAATGTATTTCTGAAGAATCACTCCAAAATGAATGTGAGGAATCAAAAGTAAAAGATAGTTATCAAGGCACAATCGCTGATCATGTAAAAAGTTTATTGACTAATAATTTAAAAACAAAGAAAAATATAAAAGTTGATAATGGTACAAATTATAATTATGTTGGCAATAATCATAAACCAATTTATGTAATAAACTGGTTATCAAAACATGACACTGCTGATAAAAAAGGTAAGACTGCAGGATTTTTATTTTTTGAAACGTCCGAAGGCTTTCAATATAGGTCGATAGATAAATTACTTAGTCAAAAACCAAAAAGATCTTTTATTATGACAGATTCAGTTGAATATAATGATCGATCTTATGGTGGTAAAATTATGGAGGCTAACTTCGCTAATCAAACTAACGCATTAACAAAATTAAGAAGTGGAATCAAAAGTGAGTTGATTACTTTTGATCCAAGAGATAGAAAATTTAATAAAAAATCAAAAACGGAAAAGAGTGATGCGAACTCTGGAAAAGATTTTGCAAAATTTAACAAAAAATTTGCGAATTGTGTCACAAGAACAACCTTTATGATGAATGACACAGGATCACAACCGGATGGAAACAACAAACAACAAATACGGAAAAATTTTAAAAAGAATTTTGAGGCAGATGTAATATTAAATCAAGCGATTACGAGGTATAATGAAATTGACGCACAACAAAGTTCTATTGTCATACCAGCCGATTTTACCCTACATGCTGGTGATAATATTTTTATCGATATCTCTTCACTTTCAAACTTAGATTTAGTAGATGGATATACTGGTGGAAAGTATATGATTGTTAGTTTAACTCATCGAATGGAATCTAATGGTGTATTTACTAAATTGAATATATCAAGAGATAAATTCTTAAGACAAGGAAAACCTAGTGCAAACTAGCAAACCCTGCTATAATAGATAAATATAAATGTAGGATCTAATCAAGCATATGAAATCAATCGAAGACCACATTCAAAAAGACAAGGAGATCCTTGCCGACCCAAACACCTCTGAACCAATGAGAAG